ATAAGGTTTGATGTCTTCAAATGTGATTGCTTCATCTTCTTTAGGTTCATTATTCATATCACCTGTGTCAATTTTTGAAACCAGTGTAGGATCTTTTTGTGATACATAATCCATTATTATTGGACGCATACAAGCGTCTGAATTTTCTTTTGCCGCTTTTTGAATTTGTGAATTTAATTCTTGATCATCAATTATACCTGCTAAACTTTCAATACCGTTTGTGCCATTTACACCTGCTGGAAAATGTTTAGCCATTAATTTGTTTAATTGTTCTAGTGCTTGTTGTTGTTCCTCAGCATCATCTGAAAATAAACCATTGTCTTCTCTTACAATGTCATCCATTGCTGATTCAAATTCATGAAAGTTATCCACAGTCTCAATCATTCCGCCTAAAACTTTTTCAACTTCTTCTGGATTTGTATCTGTGTGTACAACTACGCCCTGGAATCTAGATTCATCTGGTTGTACATCTGCTGATATTCCTGCTTTGGATAATAAGTTTTGAATGTTATCTACATCCATGTCTCCAACTGGATTCTCAGGATCAAAGTCGCCAACCAAATCATATTTTAATGATCTTGGTTCTGTTCCACCTTGGTATCCATGTGCTTCAAATGATGTTGGACCTAATTCTTCTATTGCTGTTCTTTCAGAAACTAGTTTGTAGATGTAAGGAAATACATCTTGTAATTCTTCGTTGAATGTCTTAATTGTTAATTCATCTATCCAAGATTGTTTAACATCTTCTGGAACTTCTGCTAATTCTGATTTGCTATAACTTTCAAATGATTCTTTGTATGCTGATTGTTTTTGTAGTTTTAAACAATTTGATTTGATTTCTTCAATTCTTTCATCCACAACAGATTGATATTGTTTTAGACCTTCTGCCATCACACTTGATCTGTTCATGTATGTTTTAAATTTTCTTAATTGGTTAAGTTCTGAACTCATTTCAGAAATATGTTTACCAAAGTCGTCAAATGGATTACCGCCTTCTGATACGTGACGTGCCATTGCTCTAGCACCGTTCAAATGTTTGAATGGATATTTGAATCTTTCGCCTGCATTGTTTTCTATGAAAAGAGATTCTATTCTGTGTGTTCTACCACCTGCTACTGCTGGATTTACTGGAGCAGAATGTTTAATTACTAAACGTGCTTCGCCCACAGATTGAAAACTTGTTTTTGTTGTACCGTATAAATTTGATTCGCTCACTTTTTCTACCTCTTTTCCTTGTCCTAAAAAATCGTAGTCTCTTTTTTCAAGATTACTTTTTGTGATATCTCTTGTATCAAACCCAAGCACTCTTGCTTTGGCAAAACCTCTTAATTCTTTTAAAAAGTTGTACCAACCGTGTTTTAATGGCTCATCTGACTGCTCTACAAAGTCTTTGCTGTGCATCACAACCAAGCCATCTTCTTCACTTATGCTAATACTTACCTTTCCTAGAGTGTTTCCGCCCTCTTTGAAATCGAAGTCAAAAAACCTTGCTTCAGTGGGTTCAGTGGTTGCTTTACCCTGTGAATCGCCCAATGTAACCTGAGGGAAATTCCCTCTAATCTTGTTAAAAAGGTCTTTTGCTATAACATTTAAGTTCATATAGTGTATTTATCTGTTAGTGGCTCACAAATATAGGCATTGGCATCACCTTGTCTGCTGTGTCTTCATCTGCTTGGCTGAATGATGTGTAAATTTTTGGATCCCAATCTTTTAGCACACTGATTATACGCATTATTAACAGTGTAGCACTCACTAAATCATCAGTTTGACCTGATTTTGCTTTGAATGATGAACCTGCGGCAATAAAACTTTTCAGTTCACTGATCAGTGGTTTACTATAAATTTTTAATTTTTCTTTCTCAACCATATTTTTTAATCTTGAACAAGCACTAATTTTTGTTTTGTGTGTTGTATTAAAACCTTTTCTAAATTTTCTTATGTGTCCTTTTCTTATTGGTTCTGATACAAATAGTCCGGGTATAGAATCTTCCCCAAAGTCGTTAATCACTAACAGTGCTGATTCACCTATGGTATTATTTTCAACACTCCAATAAATGTTTGAGCCTGAAGATTTCGTTTCTTCTTTGATGTAATTACATATGTCACGCATTATTCTTATTTGCTGTGGAATAGGTGTTGTGTTGTGTTTCCATTCCGCTACTTGTTTGTATGTGGGCAATTCAAATACTTCTATTGCGGCATTGTCTCCACCAGTACCCATTGCTGGATCTAATGCTACAACGTAAGTGGCATGGGGATCAAGTTTTTTGTACCAACGTGTTTGCCCCATATTTAAAATTGGATCAGTACCTTCTAAAGTTGTTAGTATTAAACTGTTAACCAATGTTTCATCATAAACTAAAAATTCACAACCGTATTCACGTCTAAATCTTTCTTCACCAATACGTCCTAATTCTTGTTTTTTCCATTCTTCATCTCGTTCAGGATGTTCGTCCCAACTTGCTGTGTATCCATGAAAACCGTTTATTCCTAATTCTTGTTCGTTACCGTGTTCATCAAATTTGTTTTGACTTTCTCTCCATATAGTGGCAAATACATCTTCATCTGAGTTAGGTGTTGATGTAATAATTGCACGTCCACCTGTTGCCAGTGTTGGTGAAATAGAAGTCCAAAACTCTTGTGCTATTCCTGGGTTTACAAACGCAAACTCATCACAGTATAGTAAAGATATTGACATACCTCTTCCTGTGTTACCAGTTGTGGTTGCCGATACAATACGTGAACCATTCTCAAATTCCATTGAACCTTTGTTGTAGTTTGTAACACCTGCTCTCACAAAGTCAGGACATAGTTCGTAACCATATCTTATACGTTGCATAATTTCTTGAGCACCTGTGTATTTGTGTGCCGCGATTAGAATAGTTTGATCTGGATGAAACATTGCGTACCATAAAAGATAACAAGCGGCAGTAGTTGTCTTACCACTTTGTCTTGGTAGCATATTAATATTGAATCTAAAATCGTGATAACTGTGAAGCAATCTTGTTTGATAAGCAAAAGGTTCAAATATACATTTTCCTTTTACAGGATGTTGTATAAAGAAAAACTTTTTAGCAAATGCTTCGAAGCCAGTTTTCTCATCTGAGCAGGCAACTAAATCTGCTATCTGTTCTTCTGTGAACCTTTCACGTTGGTGTGCTTTTTTGGTAAGGACACCGTCTAAACTTTTATTACTCATATATAATACTTATGCTGAAAATTGGTGGTGTATTGCTTTTTGATTATGCGTTTTTCTTTGCCATTTTGGTAGCAGTTGCATACATTACTGCTTCAGCATCGTCACCATAACGGTCTTTAAAATCGCCTTTGGCTTTTTTCATACCTTTGACGTACTTTTCTTTTGCTTTTTCTTCTGGTTTTGTAAGGCTACGTTCTAGTCTTTTTTTTTGAAGTCTTGGTATGCTTGAACTAGTGTTTCTTTAATTGAAGATTCAATTTCTTCATCCGTTTTAAGTGCCATTGGATTATCTCCACCTGCAACTTTTGGATAAGTTTTTTGAATTCTGTTTGGACCACCTGATAAATCTTTTGTCATGTATTGTGTGTCTTTGTACTCAGGTTCAGGTGTTGTTGATGCTTTGCCTGGAACTTCTTCAGTTGCTGAAACTTCTTCTGCTTCTGCTTCTTCTGGCTTTGGACCTTCAACTGGTGCTGGAGGAGTTACTCCTGCGTTTTTGAAAATTTGTGCGATAGCATTCATGTCTTCTGGAGTATCTCCATACAACATTACTTGTGATGCTTCGTTAAGATGTATTTTCTTTACATCTTCTTTCATTTGCTCTTTACTTTGAATAGCATCTATTTTTGTTAAAAAATCTCTTATGTCCATGTTATTATTTACCTTTCGACTTGCCTGAAATAGGTGACATTTTGTTTTTGCTGTCGCCTTCATTTGGCATAACGTTACCGCCTGGTTTGATATCTGAAGCGGCATCTGGTGCTGGTCTTTCTTTACGTGCTTTTTCTAATTCTTTTAACAACTCCATAACTCTCATAGAACCTGCTGACTTTTGTTCGTCTTTGCTGTCTTCATATGCTGAATTTAATTTTGCTTCATATGGAGCATCTGATTTTTCTTCTTGATATTCTTCTTGAGGCTCATTTGGATTTCTCACAATTATATGACTCTCAGGAAGATTAGTGTATGTTTTGATGTACTGTTGTAGAACTTGTGGTGTTGTTGGGTATTGTAATTCTGTTTCAAAATATGTAGTTCTTTCATTTTCTAGAGCAGGAAAATCCAATGGTCTTTTTTGTATTGGAGTTTTTTTACCGTTGCCCATTTTTACAACTACGAATTTTTGTAGTGCTGTTTCTAAAGTGTCAGCAAAACCTTCTGGCAAATCACCCGCTACCCCAATTTTGAATGGGTACGTTTTTGTGCTTTCTGCTAGATATTGTTCAAATTTACTTGTCATTTTTGTCATCTTTTTCTGCTTTGTTGTATTTATCCATCTTTTTAAGTTTTTCCAATAAACTATTACGGTCTGATATCACATATCCTTCGCCTTGTACCACATTAGTGTCGGAATCGCCCGCTTTTTGGTCTTGTTTTTGCTTTTTAAGTTGTAAATCAACCATCTTTAACTTTTTATCCATCTTTGCTACTTTGGCGTCAAGTGTTGTTTTCAACATATTGCCTGCTACTTCAAATATACGAGCAGAGTATCTGCTTTCCACATTCATACCTAAATCCATTAAATCCTCATAGGCATTTATTGCTCTGGTACCCACGTCATCTAATTCAGAATCGCCCATTTCTCCCAATCCTTCAACTTTTGGTAGTGCCGCCGCAATTTTATCAAACTCGGCAATATCTCTCATTGTGCTTTTTTGCTGATTAATACTTTGCGATTTCTTTTGTGCTTTTTCGTCTTCAGCCTTAGATTTCTCTTGTTCTTCTTTTACTATTTCTTGAGACTCTGGAAGGTTGAGTAGTTCTTCTAATTTTTTGGTCATAAATGTAATTTTATTTAGTGTAGGCTATGGTGTCCGACTTGTACTTTTTGATTTGATATCCAAGCGATTCTAAATACTTTTTGCAGTTGTCTGCTTCATTGCGTTTGTTTTCGAACATTATGGTAGGCATATATTTTTTAATTGTGTTTTCTGCACCTTGACATACTTTTAATTCATACCATTCCACATCTATTTTTATAAAATCTACGTCTTCAAAATTGTAATCGTCTAAACATTTTACAGAAACTTCGTGTTCAACGACACCTCTACCATATCTTACAAGACTACCATGAACAGGATTTCCAGTTCCACCAGGAACCTTAAGTGTTTTTATTTCGTGTTGATTGCCTAAAGCAACATTGTATTTTTCAACTGTATCTGGAATATGTGGAAATGTTAAAGGACTGGGTTCAAATGCTATCACTCTTTTGAAATCTTTTACAAATGGAGCAGATGTGTCTCCGTTGAAAGCACCAACGTCTATGTATGTACGGAAGTTTTTAATAAAGGCCCACGCCCATTGTCTTATTTTTTTCGTACTCATTTTGTGCCATGGAAGATATCTTTTTCGTTTATTACCCTAAATCTGAATCCTTTATTCTTGCACCACATCTGAGCACTCATCCATTTTGCTTTGTTGATTATGAGTTGTGCTTGATTGTATTTGTTTTTGCCAACCTTTTCGGTCAATGTTTGATTTTCCGGTTTTATTTCAATCACTTCTGCATGGGGTCGTCCATTTTTATCTGTGTAAGCAATAAAAAAATCTGGCACATATATTGTAAATTTTCCTGTCAATGGATGTTTGTAAGGAATACGTATTGATTCGTTTGCCCATTTAGATATACTAGGACTTTCATCACAAAATCTCATAAAAGCAAATTCCCAACTACTACGATAAAGAGGAGTCCTACCACCAACATATTTGTCTGGATTTTTTATTTGGAATCTTCCTTGAGCGAACTTCGCCATTGGATTATACCACTATGTTACGTTTTTCTGAAAGGCTGTTTTCAGTTTTAA